TGATTTGCTCTTTAAATACCAGAGCCTGTGCTTTGACCTGCTCATCAGCAGTGTCACTCACAGAAATTAACTTTGCCAGAGCGCGATCTGCTAACTCTTCTGGCGTCCACCCCCGATTACTGGTGGTGTGGACATCTACCTTAAAACCGTTGTCAAACGTCGTTTGAACGCCTTGGATCATGGGCCGGGACTCTCTGATTTAATGGGTATCCTAATCATGCCATCACGATATTCGTCACGACGACGGCGCCCTTGTTGCTCAATTCCCAGACCTTGAACAGCCTGCTGATAGCTGTTTTCAAAATACTGCATCATGTCAACAGGACCTTTGGTGTAACTATACGCCTGAATAAGAGTGGCATAAAGCAATGCTTCAGGAGCCTTATTACTTATCCAAGTTGTTGTATTCGTTGAGGAAAGCTGTGCCGGTCTGTAGATATAACCCAGCTGCACTGAGTAAGTCGTGGTTGGTGTCGGCGCTATACAAAAGTTGCTTTCATCCCAAACCGAGTAATACTTTGGTACTCCGGCTTCGGTAAAATCAGGCCAATACTCTTTAATAAAAGAATTGTCCCTAAAATCCAAAAATATCTGATCTCCTGCTGCATCAGTAAATATCAGGTATCGATGCGTCAATATATCCGATGGCATTGTCAAAAAACGATCGCCACTGGTCATAGAAGCAGTTGATTCTTTTTTAAATACATCTAGGTCAATGTCCCTAAGAATCCTGTTCTCGGCCATTGTGATGAATGTATTAATCACACTGTTAGAGAAGACATTACTGTCCACCTCAGTGTAATTTCTTATGTTTGTCACTAACTCATCGTATGTCATGGCGTCACCACGGTAACATTGCCTATTTCACCTACTCCCTCCACCGCTATCGTAGACGGGGCAGGCTGCATAGAATTTGGTATCGTCTCGAAAGGAGTGTCTCCTCCTGCGTTGTTGACAACGACAGTCAAGGGTTCAGTCCTATCTGGCCTCGGATTGGTTAGTGCTATCGCATCGCCTCTATATTGCAGAGGCTCAATCTGAGGTTCTTTTGGCTCATAGTCTTCAGGGCAGACCATAAACCCTTTCCAGTTCTTTTTTAGGTCCAGATAGCGGTATCTTCTACCGCAGTAATCACACAGACCGTAGGAAAATTTACCAGTTGCCGTAGCCATCTCAATACTCTATCTGAGGCACAAAATGGACGCTGGCAGTATCCCTGTCCTCCAGCGCGGCTTTTTGAAAATCTTCCTCATAAATCTGTTTCAAAAGCCCTATTCGATCAGGTGCGTATTTCAAGGAAAGCATGTAAGCCAGACCAGAAGCTAAACAAGGCAAAAACCTGAAGTTCACGTCACTTGTGTTAGTGTAGTCACCGGCATCCTGTATTCGTCGAATCCGGTAGTAAACCAAGGTATAGGCTTTGTCAGCTGTCGGATACAAGTACACAGTTGGCGTAGTTGTTCTCTCGACATAAAATTGAGAAGGTCTAGCCTTAACCAGTTTGTTGGGAATGTCCAAGTATTCTGAGCGGCCTATTCTCTCTATGCTTATGTCCTGCTGCTGGCCGTTTATCGTGTCTCGTATCACAGCGGAAAGCACGTTTACCGTATCCGCTCCCGGCGCGATTGTAGTGGTGCCGTCAGCCAGTACAGCAGTGGCCTGCTCAATAGTCCAAAGGTTAAGACCCCTGTTGGCCCAATCTGAGAATAATAGATTCAAAGAACGACGAGCTGATGACAGCTGATATCCAGCTGTCATTCTCATGCCACAACGCTCAAACGCCTCTTCTATGAGGTCGTCAATGTTGAGATCAAATGTCGCTGTTCCAGAAGTGGCCATTACTTACACATGCCGCCTTTGCGATAGCCTTTTATCATACCGCCGCCCATCATCTTTTTCTTTTTAGATGCAGAGCCGCCATATTTCATGGCTTTAACACCGCGTCCCTTCAGGACGTCAGCCTTGGTCACTTTGCCGTCTCCTGTCAGATCAGGAAACTTGCCTTTTTTGTTAGCCATGCCGCCTTTGGCCATCATGACTTCAACTTTTGGGCTAGGAGAAGAAACTTTTTTGTTACGAGGTCCAGAGCCTACGCATCCACCGCCTCGAGTTGCCATACCCATTCCACGTCCAGCCATCTTGATTACCTCACTCGTCTATGACGTTTTACTTTTTTAGCAACCTTTTTAGGCTGCGCCGAAACCTGTTTACCTTTGGCAGCATCTGCACGTTTCTTGCGTGTTGTAGCTGCGTATTCCTTATTGCTTAAAGACTTAATAGCTTTTGCAGGCAAATATCTCTCACCTGTGGCTTTGGGTCCTTGCGTGGAAGGCTTACCGCTTTTTGTTCTCCACTTTTGCTTTGTCCAAGACTTCAAGGATTTTTGGGACTTCTTGAGTGCCATTAATCTCTGTAGCCTCCACCTTTCGACTTATACTGCTTGGCCAACATTTGCGCTTTACGTGCAGACCACTGGCCCGGCTTACCGCCTTTTCCTCCAGCCTTTATTTGATTAAAGAGCTGTTTTCGCATAGTGGGCTTCGTATAGTTGCCCGCTTTGTTTACAGAAGACTTTTGGACTGCGCCTCCGGTAGCCTTTCGGACCACCTTCTTTTTTGCGGCTTTCTTCCTTACCATTTTTTACAACTCCAGTACCGCGCAGTGAATTTATCCTTTGCAGTATCGCAGTTATGTCTAGCCCTAAAATTGGCTCGACGACCGGGATTACTTTTCTTGATAGTCATGTTCGGATCACCAAACCTGACCAGCTTTACTTGGTCTCCCTTCTTGGCCAGAACAGCAAATTTCTTACTGCCTCCAGAGGTTCTTTTGGGTTTATTGTATCCCGCAAAAGTCTCACCGCGATAAGAAACACGTCCAGAAGGCGTGCGTTTTACGTTCTTGGTGTTGGCCACTACTGAGGATCACCTCCTTCAAAAAACAAAGTAACACTTGTTACTTCAGCGTCGTTTACGTCAATAAAGATGCCTGTCTCAAACAATATTCCCATATCTGGGATAAACAGGTCTGTAGCCCCTGCAACAGCAGGAGTGGTTATTGACAATAGTGCAGTACCGCCAGAAGTGGTGCCGTCTTTTAGAGCAAATGAAGATCCCGTAGCAGTGTTGGTAAAGTAGACACCCACTAATCGTGAGCGTCCTACCACTGCTGAAGCATCTGCCGCCTTGGTGACGGACTTGATATTGCTAAAGCTCATTAGGTTTCTCCTTTAAAATGAGTCACCTGATTTTAAGACAGAGCAGCGCCTACAGCAGTTACCCAAGCAGCGCCTGTGCTGATAACCAAGCAATACTCGTTATCGCCTGCACCGTTGTCGCTAATCAAACGAACTTGCCCTGCATTAGCAGCAGCGGCAGCAGGCAATTCAGCAGTAGTAATAGCGGTAAATTTAGCGAAATCACTGACAGTAACGTCGCCAGTAAAGCCGTTAGTCGAGATGACGGGGCCTGTAAAAGTGGTGTTAGCCATTTGAAAATCCTCACATGCGAGTTAGTTTAGGGTACACCTGTCTGCATGTCGTCAGCCGGGACTGTCAGGCATACCGGATGACCCCGGTAAAATGATATCGTATAGAAAAAGAAAGGGGCCTACAAGAGGCCCCTTTCGTCGATCTCTAAGGAGTACCCGGAGAGCCGAAAATGCCGCGAGGATCGCTAAAGCCGAAGCTGTAACGCTCACGAGCCTTGTAGCGCACATTTCCTGTTTCAAAGTCACCCTCGAAACCAGTGCTAACAGCTACACGCTGGAACATCTTCATGCCGTTAGGGGCATCAGTCATGATGAAGAACGCATCAGGATCAGTCAAGTAATGGTTGACTGAGTAACCCTGAGGCACCATTCCCATGTTGCGGACCGCGTTGATGTCGTTATCTGCTGTACCTACGCGCAGAGTAGACTTCAAGATACGATCAGCAGTGAACTGAAGCTCTTTAGGAATGACGAGCTTGGTGCCTTGAACAGCAATCTTCAGGCCGCGCTCATCAGTGAAGGCTGCGATATCAATCAGAGCCTGCTCCAAAGAAGTTTCAGAAAGGTCTGCCGCAGTGGCCAGCTCGTTTGCCAGATCAGGACCGCTAAGAGTCGGGTGATCTGTGGCACAAAGTGGCTTACCGTCTCCACCAAGAGAGGTGGTGAAAGCATTGTTCAAGATGTCAGCAGCTTTAATCTGCTTAGTCTGAGCCATACTACGAGCCAAAGCTTTAGTGTAGCGAGACGCAAGACGATCATAGAGGTTATCCTCAATGGCCTCTTCTGTCAGGCTGAAAGCTAGAGCAATGGTTTCGTGAGTGTACCGAGCTGTATAAACTTCTTGCGCTTGGTCGTATGCAACGCCCGCGCCTTCTGCTTTAACAGGGGCCTCAGAAAACCCGGAAAGCATGACCTCTTCCTCAAATGCTCGATCTGAAGACTCAGTGGAAAAGATTTCCGCATGCTCATTTTCG